GAATTCGCAGGTCACGCGAGGTTTTTCATTGGCCAGAAGTGACCCCGTTAGTCGGGCGTGGGTAAACTCCGACAGGGCGCGGCCTCCAAGTCTCCGGGGCGTGGCGTTCAAGAGGGCCGGGGCCGGTATGGTCCCGGCCTAGTCTTTGGATCGGTTTTTCAAAATATCAATTATTGCCTTCTCGAAGGTAATGCTTACCAACTTGCGAATCTGAGCGGTAGTCATACTGTCCGTTCCAACCGAGATCAGTAGGTCACTGTCTGGAACATCAACTTCAAACGACTGTTCAAGCCTCTGAACCATCTCAGCGTTCATTGAGCGCCCGTTTCTTTCCGCAGCACCTTTGATGCGTTCCCGCATACCATCTGGCAGGCGAACCACAAATTTATCCTGATCTTGCGACTTCCGTTCATCCATGATGGCACAAAGCCACAAATACCAGTTGACGCAATGCTGGCATTGAGCCACTTATGGTGGCATTGAGCCATTCGAGGTGAGCCATGACTTCACGCAAGCCGATGCAACTGCGCCTGCCTAACGATCTGAAAAACTGGATCGAGGCTCAGGCCGACACAAACGGATCATCGCAAAATTCCGAAGTGATCCGCGCCATCCGCGAACGCATGGAACGACAGACCCAACCCGAAACCGCCTGACCCAACCCTGAAAGGTACTGAAAATGACCAACACCCCCAAGACAGGGGCCGATACCGGCTTGCCTGCCGCTGGAACCCTGCGATTAAATTTGAATATGCTATTCGATCCGAAAACAGCCTTGCAACGTGGTGAAACCCTGTTCTTCGGGGATGCCATCGCAGCGGTTTGCGCCACGCCTGAGCCCGCTGGACAGGCTGAACCGTCACCCAAGCCGCGCCGCCACCATCATTCGGAACAGACGCCCTATCATCGGGCCATGTACTTGAATTCTTTGCTCAAGTCGGCATCCTGGCTTGCAGACGATAATTGCTCGCATGGCAGGGCTGGGCTTACAGCCCTTCTGCATGTGATCTGCGAACGTGCGGCTGATCTCGAATCGGAGCTGGATTGTGAGGCGGGCTGTGACGGGTGGCAGAAATGATCGACCGGAGAAAACTTCGTGAGGCGCAAAATCTGGTCGATGATCAGCTTGATGATCTGCAACAACTGGTTCGGGCGCTCAGCATCTTTGCAAATGATAACAAAGGTTTGGCGCAAGGCTGGTCCGAAGATGCAGCGATATTCATAACAATCGGGGCGATAGATGAAAAGTTGACTTTGGCGCGCGAGCTTCACGAACAAAGTCGCGCGGCCTAAGTCGTGGTTGCCTAGTTGATCCAGATGGCATCACTTGACACCCATTTGAAAAATGGCTTAGGGTATCTCTTGAAACCCAAAGAGGAGATACCCCGATGCGCCGTGCTGCACTTCTGTATTGTATCGATATCGACGTTCCCCGCTTCAAGGTGCTTCGCGCCCGTGAGCAATTCCCCATTGTTGTCGGTATGAACGATGACGCCGAATCACGGGGCGCGAATTACACCCTGGACGACGCTTTTAGAATGCGTGTCACATTGGACATGATCGGCGATGGTGAGGGGAATGCCCCCGCGCTGGCGCCAAGCATTGCTTCCTCGGTGGTAGTCAGCCTGATGGGGCAGTTTTGTGTCAAGGGGCGGCACCCGCTGGACATCTTGGCTCCGCAGGACCTTTGGGGCGGTGTGGTGGTATTCGAAGATCAATCCGCCGATCCGATCCCGCGCTACGATCAATCGTTCGCAGGTGATCTTTCCGATATTCCAAGCTACATCGCGGATTTTCTCTTGCGGTGGCCTGAACACAAGACTGTCCCGGTCAGGTTGATCATGGTGAACGTCAGCAGGGCGGCGCGCTTTGTCCGTCAGCGGGCAGCGGATCTGGGAATTCCCGAAAGTCTTGAATCGTATCCCGACTGGAATTGACCCATGCCCCGCCCCGCCCTACCAAAACCGAAAGACTTAGACGAAGTGCTGCGCATAGCGCGGGCGCTTGACGCTGAGGGTTATTCGGCAGGGGCGGTGCATGTGGCCCCTGATGGCGGCTGGTCTGTCTCTTGGGCCAAATCTGAGGCGGGGCGGGGCGCACTGACGCTGGTGGAACAAAGGCAGGCGCGCCGTGCCTCAATCTGATCTTCCCAAAGGTGTGCATTGCGTCCGTCGCGTTGTCAAAGATGGCCTCCGATGGCACTTCTATGCTTGGCGCGGTGGTCCATCATTCTGGGTTGATGACCGGCGCAAACCGACAGACCCCGATTTTTACATTGCTTTTGCCGCAGCGGTCGAGAGGCCGAAAGTGTCAATCATGATGGTTCCAGCCATGGTTGACGAATTTCTATCCAGCATCTTCACAGCGAAGGCGGCGCGGTCGCAAGCTGATCAGCGCAAGTGGCTACTGCGGCTTGCCGAGGAATTCAAAGACGATCCCGCTTCCATATTTGAGGAACGCGGTTCGCGCGGCGAGCTGAATGTGTGGCGGGCGAAGTGGAGACACTCGCCCAAACAACACGACATGGCCGGAACCCATGCGGTGCGTCTGCTGAATTGGGCTGTCGAGGAAGGCAAGCTGTCGGAACACCACTGTCACAAGTTGCGCCGCTTGTATGAGGTGGATCGTTCGGAAATCGTCTGGACCCCGGCGGATCGTGAAACCCTTGACGCCATTGCTCCCGAGTGGGTGCGGCGCATTCTGTGCGTGGCCTGCGAAACCGGCCTGCGCCCAGGCGATCTGATCAAGCTGACCATGGGGCATGTTGAGAACACCCGGCAAGGGCGCCGCTTGCGTGTCAGAACCAACAAGCGCGGGCGGCTGGCACATATCCCGATCACCCCTGCACTTGCCCAGATGATTGATGCAACGCCGCCGGGGCGGCTGTTGATCCTGGTTAGCGCAACCGGTCTGCCCTTGACGGAACACCGGGCATCGGAGGGGCTGCGCCAGTGGCGTGACAAGGCCGGGCTGTCTGCCGATCTGCGATTGCAGGACACGCGCGGCACAGCGGCCACACGTCTTCTCAATGCTGGTTTGAGTTTGGCCGAAATCGCCAATCACATGGGCTGGTCCGTGCGCCATGCGGCGAACGTGATCGAACACTATGCGCGGGTTTCACCCGACGAAACAGACACGGTTTTGGTCAAGCTGGCACAGGCCAAAGGGGCCGGATCGTGAACATTACTGTAAACGCAACTGTAAACGGAGGCATCGGCGCAGCCATGCAAAACAGTCAAGCCATTGAAAATGCTTGGAGGCGAGTATCGGAATCGAACCGATATACACGGATTTGCAATCCCTCGCAGGGCATTGATTCTAAAGGCGCCACGGGTAAACGTTCCCCAATTGTACCTGACGAATTATCAAACACTTACGGGAGCGATGTAAACGCTATTCAGGGGCTGAACTCAAACGAAAACCCCTGTGCGCTGGTGGGCGACACAGGGGCTGGGATATTTTATGAAGCGGCTAAACCTCCCGTCAACAGTACAGCTTTTCAAGCGGCGCGCTACCCCATTTTGCATCGACATTGGGGATGGCTGGCATGAGCAACATTGTCAGTGCGCTGGTGCAAAAGCGGAAGGTAGGATCACCGACCCGCAAGGCCGTTCTGATGTACATGGCTTCATGTGCCAGTGATGACGGCAGTGGCATTTGGGCCAGCAAGGCGACCATTGCCCGCGATCTGGAATATAGCAAGCGGACGGTTCAGGCGGGCATAGATGACATGGTGGCGGCGGGGCTGATCCAAGAGGCTGGCAACCGCCGGTGCGCGCACGGGTTCACAGTCGAATATCGGATCATACTTGATGCTGTCAGGGCGCTGGACAGCACCAATCAAGATGGCCCCAAGAAGCCGAAATCTGATCACCCTGAACTCCCGTTGGACGCCCAAAAAGGCACCCGTGCAGGAGCTGCACCCGTGCAGGAGCTGCACCCCACCCGTGCAGGAGCTGCACCCCATGGGGTGCAGGAGCTGCACCCAAACCGTACTGGAACCGTCAATGAACCTGTGTGTCGCTCTGACACCGCAGAAGCCTTTGAAAATTTCTGGGATATGTATCCGAGGAAGCGGAACAGAGAAAAAACTTTGAAGGCGTTCATTGACGCCTTGGGGGCAGGTGTCACCCATGAAGCCATAATCGCCGGGGTGCACAGGTACGGGGTAGAGAACGCTGAGAACATCCGCCAAGGTCGCAGACAGTACCTCGCATATTCGGACAATTGGATTGGTGATCGGCGCTGGGAAGATGCTGGGGAACAGCAGCAGTGCAAGCCCGCTGGGGATAGCGCTCTGCATCTGGCGCGTTTCTGGGCTGAGAAAATTCGGGCACAAGAGTACATACCGGATAGCGCGATCAGCCAAGCAACCGCGCGGCTGATCTTCGACAGAGGCCTGTTGAGCAACGATGAAATGAACAGGGCCGGTGGTGTCCTGAACGCGTTGGTGCAGGCTCAGAGCCAGCCGCGTGCGGGTGTGGAACAGCGAGAGGTGAGGCAATGCGCATGAAGAACCAAGGCAAGCAAACCGTGGGCGACGATGCCCTTGCTGATAGGCTGGTGGGTCTGCCTGCCATCTGCGCCGTGATCGGCGTTTGTGTGCCAACTGGGCGCAAGCTGGCGCGCGATCCTGCGTGCGGCTTGCCGCTGCGCATGGTTGGTGGTCGATGGTGGGCATCCCGCCGTGCTCTTGTGGCGTGGGTTGCGGCTCAAACCTCGGCGGGGCGCTGACGTGCGCGCGGATGAGGATCGGCGGGCGCGCCTTGCCCATGACGCCGAAGGGGTGGCCGATGAGGTCAGGAAACTTTTGGTTGGCCTGATCGAGCACCACGGTTTTGCGACTTCGGCTGTGTTGGCAGGTGCCCATGGCGAGATCGTGACCATGATGGCTGTCGAACTGGGCGGCAAGGTGGCCGCAGAAGCATTCGAACGCGCAGCCGAGCGGGTTCGCGACATGCCATCCCGTGCCGACTGGGCCTTGGCCGTAGCGCCGACCGCTGGCCGGGCGTGATCACCACCCCCGGGGGGTGGTCCTGAACTTTGGGGCATTCTGGGGGACCGGCGCGGGGTAGAAAACGCTACATTTGTGGGAAATAGGCTTTTTATCCAATAGGTTATCGAAAGAACGACGCGAGGGATGGGAAAAAAGAAGGGCTTGAAATGGGGAAAATGGATAATCCGCCGCTGGATCGATGGCGCGCCGACGCGGTTTTGGAGCCGAACAGGCCGGTCTGGGGATTGCATGCCATCGCCGCTGTGCTGGGTTTGTCGGTGAACAAAACCCGCGAACTTGCCAAGCGCGATGACGTGCCGATCAGCAAACCGGCGGGGTGCGGGCAGCACTTCGCCTGGCGTTCCGAGCTGCGAGAATGGCTGAAGGGGCAGTAAAAAAATGAAAATCGGAACGACTTTGGAGGACTTTGTAGGAGTTTGGAGGTTTTCCGGTGGGCAATGATGGGCGCATAAACTGGTCCATGAACATCTGGCCCTTCAAAAAATCCATCCCGGTAACCGAGTCCAAGGGCTTGGCCGAACCGCCCGACGATGTGTTGGCGCTGTTCGGGCTGATCCCCACCACAGCGTCCAGGACGCCGGTGACAGCGACCGAGGCATTGAAGGTTCCAGCCGTGGGTTCGGCGATCAAGGTTATCTCCGAGGCGGCGTCGAGCCTGGATGTGGTGGTGAAATCGGTTGCGGATGACGGAACCGAAACTGCCATCGCCCACCCCATTGGCACCCTGCTGAAAGGCGATGTGAACGACTGGACGGGCGGTGCGCAGCTGATCCGCGATCTGGTGATCGATGCCCTGTCTGATGATCGCGGTGGCATGGCGTTCATCAACCGGGTGAACGGCGAGGTGCGCGAGATCATCCGCTATCGCAATGGGGTGATCGCGGTTGACTTTGACAGCAACACCGGGGAGCCATCCTTTTCGATCAACAGCCGCCCGGTGGCCGTGTCCGATGTGATCCATCTGCGCAGCCCGTTTGGCCGTGCGCCCCTGTCTCTGGCCCGTGAGGCCATTGGCGTGGCGCTGGCCCTGGACAAACATGCCGGGCGGTTGTTCGGCAATGGGGCGCGACCATCGGGCGCCCTGACCTTCCCCAAAGGCATGGGCGAGGAATCGGTAAAGAAGGCACGGGCCGCGTGGCGGGCCACCCATGAAGGTGGCGACGCCAATGGCCAGACGGCAATCCTGTATGATGGCACTGAATTCGTGCCGTTTACGTTCAACTCGACCGATGCCCAGTTTCTGGAAAACCGCAAGTTTCAGATACTGGAAATCGCGCGGGCGTTCCGGGTTCCGCCATCGATGCTGTTTGAACTCGACCGCGCCACCTGGAGCAACACCGAACAGATGGGTCAGGAATTCCTGATCTACTGCCTTGAGCCTTGGCTGATCGCCTTGGAGGGTGCGCTGCGCCGCGCGCTGCTGACCCCCGAGGAACGCGGCAACCTGGTTATCAGGTTCGACCGCGACGACCTGACCCGCGCCGACCTGGCCACGCGGGCCACGGTGATCAACAGTCTGATCGCGTCCCGGGTGATCAACCCGAATGAGGGCCGCTCGTGGCTGGGTCTGTCGCCCCGAGCAGGTGGCGATGAATTTGCCAACCCGAACATTCAGACCACCCCGGCAAAGGAGGCACCCACAGATGCAGCTGAATGAGATTGTCGCGTGGTCCGAAGATCAGGACCGGGGACGGTGGTTCGAACTGGTCGATCCTGTCACCGGGAAACCTGTCGGCATCCGGTTGAAGATCGTGGGGCCCGACAGTCAGACGCAACGCCGCGCCACCCTCAAGCTGGCCGATGAGTTGGCCGACATGGCGGATGGCGATGGCATGGTTTCTGGCGAGGCGCGCGAGACATGCCGCCTGAAGAACCTGGCGCGCTGTGTCACCGATTGGGAAATCCTTGAGGACAGTTCGCCGGTACCGTTCGGGTTTGCCAATGTGCTGCGCCTGTTGAAGGCGGCGCAGTGGGTGCAGGTTCAGGTCGATGCGCTGGCCAGTGATCGCGCAGCGCACCGGGTAGGCAGCTGATGGATCGGGTGTTTCTGGAAACCAAGATTGCGACCGCCGATGATGGCACGGTTGAGGGTATCGCCTGGGCCTTTGCCACGCCGGATCGGGTGGGCGACGTAATTCTCAAGGGCGCCTTTGCGGGCGCCGTGGTGCCTCTGCCCATGCTGTTTGGCCACGACCAGAACGACCCGGTGGGCGTCTGGGACACCGCCGAGGAACGCGAGGATGGCCTGCACCTCAAGGGGCGCTTGCTGGTCGATGACGTGGCGCGGGCGCGCGAGGTGGCGGCGCTGGTCCTATCTGGCGCAGTGCGCGGAATCTCCATCGGGTTCCGCACGAAAAAGGCTGCGCCCCGCCCTCGGGGTGGCCGCACGATTGAGGCTCTGGAACTCTTGGAGGCCAGCCTTGTGGTCATTCCCATGCACCCCGGCGCGCGGGTGACGAGTGCAAAGACGGCGGTTCTGGCCCTTGGCCTGGCCGCTCAAATTCAACGCGCCACGGCGCAGCTTGCAAAGAGGTGATATCATGCAGCACTTGACGAAATCCGACCTGATGGGCTGCACCGCCCTGACCCTCAAAGACGGGGGCGAGGATGATCCGAATGATATTGTGACCAAGGCCCTGGCCGATCTGACCAGGACCATGGACACCCGGCTGGCCGAAATCGAGGCCAAGACCGACACATCGGCGATTGTGGCCCGTCTCGACAAGGTGGAAACCAAAGCCAACCGACCCGCAGCTGGCGGCGGCGGCGGCGATGCCGACGAAAACACCAAGGTCGAAAAGAAGGCGTTCGCCGCGTATCTGCGCAAGGGCAACGGCGCGACCGACGAAGAAACCAAGGCGCTGACCGTTTCCAACGATGAACAAGGCGGCTATCTGGCCCCGGCGGAAATGAGCACCGAATTCATCCGCAATCTGGTCGAAAATTCGCCGATCCGATCTGTGGCCAGCGTTCGCGCGATCACGGCGCCATCGGTCAAATATCCCAAGCGCACGGGGGTGACCAATGCTCAATGGGAGGGCGAGGGCGACGACAGCGAAGAGTCGACGGTGACTTTCGGTCAGGCCGAGGTGGTGGCGCGCAAGCTGATGACCCACGTGGATATCAGCAATGAACTGCTGGCCGACAGCGGCGGCACCGCCGAGGCCGAGGTGCGCCTGGCGCTGGCCGAGGACTTCGGCCGGAAAGAGGGTCAGGCGTTCGTCAATGGCACCGGCGCGGGCCAGCCCGAGGGGCTGATGACCAACACCGAAATCGGCGAATTCTTCAACGGGGCAAGCGGTAATGTCCTGGATCCCGAAAAGCTGATCCAGATGATGTACGACCTGCCTGCGATGTATCGCAACGCGGGCACCTGGATGATGAACGGCACCACCCTTGGCCTGCTGCGCGCACTCAAGGATGGCGACGGGCGGTTCCTGTGGCAGGCCAGCTTTCAGGTGGGCCAGCCCGAGACGATCCTTGGGCGCCCGGTGGTCGAGGCGGTGGATATGCCTGACGTTGCCAGCAACGCTTTCCCGATCCTGTATGGCGATTTTTCCGCCTATCGGATCGTGGATCGCCTGGCCATGTCGATCCTGGTGAACCCGTATCTGCTGGCCACCAGGGGCCTGACCCGGATTCACGCCACCCGCCGCGTGGGCGGGCGTGTCATCCAGGCGGCGCGTTTCCGCAAACTGAAAATGGCTGTGAGCTAAGGAGAACATCATGCGAGACATTGCACCCAACATCGGGATTGTTCAGGCGGTGGCGCCTGCGGTCCTTTCGGCCAACAACACATCGGCGGCGCTTGATCTGCTGGCCTTTGACAGCGTGGTCGTGGTGGTGAACACCGGCGCCATCGTGGGCGCGGGCGACTTTACCGCCAAGCTGCAAGAGAGCGACACAACCACATCGGGTGACTTTGCCGATGTGGGTGCCGCGCACCTGGTGGGCGCTTTCCCGGCCAGCCTTGTGGCCGCTTCCACCGTCAAGGTGGGTTACATCGGCAACAAGCGGTATCTGCGCACGGTGCTGACCCGGAACGGCGGCACGTCCATCGCGGCAGGCGTCGTGCTGGTCAAGGGCCACCCCGCCGAGGCGCCGGTGGCCTGATGCCCAGCAAGCCCCCCCGCCTGTGTGCCTGCGGGCACCGCGTGGCGGCGGGGCTACGCTGTGCCTGCGAGGCCAAGCATGATGCAGAGCGCAAGGCGCGCTTTGAACGCACACGACCGAACTCCAGCGCGCGGGGATATACCGGCGCCTGGGACAAGGCCCGGGCGGCATATCTCGCCGAACACCCGTACTGTGTGCGCTGCGGCGCCCTGGCGACGGTGGTGGATCACAGGGCGCGCCACCGGGGGGACAAGGCCCTGTTCTGGGACAAGAGCAACTGGCAGGCGCTGTGCGCCACCGATCACAACAGCGCCAAGCAACGTGAGGAGCGGCGCCAAATCAAAGGAAAACAGACATGACGATTTACGCCACCAATGGTGCCAAGCTGTACATCGGCGGGGTTCTGGCAAGCAAAGCCGCTGATTTTATTCTGGGCGACTTCAGCAGTGTGACCTGGGCCGAAATTGCTGAGACCGAAGGGCTTGGCTCTGTCGGCGATGCGTCAGCTGAGATCACGTTCGACGGTGTTTCCGCTAAGCGGACCCGCCGTCTGAAAGGAACGCGGAGCGCGGGCGTGATGGAAATCGTGTGTGGAATCGATTATGCCGACGCGGGGCAGGTTGCGCTTTTGGCCGCTGAGAAAGCGGCTTTCGACTATGCGTTCAAGCTGGTGCTGAATGATGCCCCGGCGGCTGGTACACCATCCGAGCGGTATTTCGTGGCCCAAGTGGGCAGCGCGGTGGAGGCGTTCGACGCAGCGAACAGCGTGATGAAACTCAACGCTTCTTTGTGGGTGAACTCCAACATCGTCAAGGTTGACGCGGCACCCGGGGGCTAAGCGAATGCTTTATCCTGTGAACGGATCGCGGCTGTTCGTGGCCAACGTGCCTGCGGGCGATCCGGGCACAGTGCCGCCGGGCGAATGGCTGGAAATAAACGAAGCCGAGGCGCTTGGTGTGATGGGCGGCACGTTCGACCTGGAGGACATGACACACGCCGAATCGCCTCTGTTTGGCGGTGTTCATGCCTATGAATTTGCAAAAGGAATGCTGAGTCAGTCGCCCATTCAGATTATTCTTGGCCACGATCTTGGCGACCCCGGACAACGTGTTCTGGTGACCGCCTTTCGATCATATGATTCGTTTCCGTTTCGGCTGGTGTTTTCTGATGGCATCACTTCGCGCCGCTGGTCTGCCTTGGTGACTGGCTTGAATGAGGTTTTCGACACCGCAAACAGCATTGTAAAGTTGCAATTCGATCTGATGCCAGTGTCGGCTTTCGCGCGCAGTGAGGAAAAATAGATGGCTTACATCTCGGGAACCGCTTTGGAAGACCACCTGTCATTGACCGATGACATGGTGCAGGCAGACGGTTTGTTGATGGCGCAGAAATTGGTGGCGGCGCAGAGCCACATCGAGCGGCTTCTCGGCTATCGGCTTGCCGAGCGGTTTGTAGATCCCGATGAAACGCCAGGAGAGGACGAAACCCGCGCTGAATTTCCAGCCGATTTGCGCGAGGCGATTTTGCAGCTGACGGCGTGGTGGTTCGAAAACCGCGAGGCAGCCGGGCCTGCGATGCAGGAGGTGCCGTTTGGTGTGCGCGAGATCATCAATGAACATCGGGAGTTTACCTTCTGATGGCAAATAATGGCGGACTTGTGAGTTTCCAACGCCGCATGGCAGCCATTCCACGGGCTGTGCGGGCGGCTGTGAAGCCTGCGTTGATCCAGGGCGGTACTGAGATTGCCAAAACCATGGAGGCGCTGGCGCCTGCGGATACGGGCGCTCTCAAGGGCAGTATCGATGTGACCGGCCCGGGCGGAACAACGCCACCGTACTCGCAACCGGGCGGTTCCAAGGTTGTGCCAGAGAATGCGGCGGCGATCACGGTGGGCAACACCGATGTGCGCTATCCGCACCTGCAGGAGTACGGCACCACCAGGAGCGCGGCGCAGCCTTTCTTCTGGCCGGGTTTCCGCCTGGCCCGAAAGAAGGCGACGGCGCGGATCAAGCGCGTGATCGGTAAAGCGATCAGGGAGGCACGATGAGCGCGGAACTTGCAGTGCAGGTGGCCCTAAGGTCGCGTCTTGTGTCCACCCCGGCGGTTGTCGACCTTGTGCCGGCGGTGGCAATTCTTGACAGCAATCAGCGCCCTGCGCCAAGCCCCGCGATCATTCTGGGCGAAAGTCAGGTAATCGATGAAGGCACCAGTATCGCCCGAACGCGAGAGCGGGTTTATCACACCGTGCATATCTGGAAGCGCGAACCGTCCCTCGCGGGCGTCAAGGCGATCTGTGGTGCCATCCGGTCTGCGATCATGGCGGGGCGCCTTGACCTGGGCGCGGCTTATCACTGCGCCGATGCGCGGGTGTCGATGATGCGTCAGATGCGCGATGGCGATGGCGAAACATCCCATGGTGTCGTGACTGTCGATGTTCTTGTGCAGGGGGTTGTCCAATGACCGCAGGCAAGCGCAGGCACCTGATCATCGTCGAGGTGGGGGCCAACAGCCTCAACGATGTTGGAACGCCGGTTTTTACATGGTCCGAGACGGTGCGCCTGCGGGCGGAGATCGTCCAGGAGGATACGGCGGAGTTTATCAGGACCGGGGGCGCCGTGGATGAAACCGCTGTGGTGTTTCGCACGATCTGGGCAGGCGAGATCACGACCGCGCACCGGGTGCGCCATGCCGGGCGAATTTTCAACATCAAGGCGGTGGTGCCGTCCTATCGGCAATCCGGTGTCGAGTTGCGGTGCACCGCACTGAACGGGGGGAGCGGCGATGCGGGGAGTTAAACCACACATCAAGGTCGAACGGAATGCGTTGAAGGATATGCCGCCCCCGGCGTTTCTGTCCGACGACGCCAAAGCAGAATGGAGCCGGATCGTGCCCATTCTGGCCGAACGTCGAATTTTGACCGAGGCCGATTTGGGGGGCGTTGAAAACTACTGCATGGCCATGGGCCTTGCGCGCGAAATGGAGCGCGAAATTCAGAAGATCGGGGCAATCCAGAAAATCTATCAACTGGACAAGGACGGCAATTCGCGCCTGGTGCGCGTGGCCAAGAACCCCGCTGTGTCGATCCAGTCGGATGCAATGACCCGGGCGCGGCTGCTGGCCGCCGAACTGGGCTGCACCCCGGTTTCGCGGTCCCGGCCAACCATCGATGGCGACGACGATGGCGACGATCTGTTTGCCTGGAGTGGCGGGTAATGCTGCGCCCGTCCTGGATCGATCACCCCGAAGAAATCACCGACCCGCTGGAGCATGGCGAAAGAGCTGTGGCGTTCCTGCGCAAGTTGCGGCACCCAAAAAGCCGGTTGCCGGGGCGGCAATTTCAGCTTGACCATTGGCAGGAACAGGTGATCCGCCGCATTTACGGGCCGCGACATGGGGACGGTTCGCGGATCGTTCGGCGTGTCGTTCTGCTGTTGCCCCGTGGCAATCGCAAGACCTCGCTTTGCGCGGCGATCAACCTGTTGCACCTTGTCGGGCCAGAGCGTGAACCCGGGGGCCTGATCATCTCGGCAGCGTCGGCGCGCGAACAGGCGATGGAACTGTTCAACGAGGCGGCGCTGATCATCAACAACGATTCGCGTCTGGCCAAGGAATTGCAGATCCGCGAATACGTGTCGCGAATTGCGTGCAGTCGGGCGCAGACAAGATATGTCGCCATTGCCTCAGACGGGAATACCCAGCACGGCAAGACGCCGAATGTCGTGATCGCCGATGAACTTCACGCCTGGCACGGGCGCCCCGGGCAGCGCCAGTGGGAGGCGCTGGATTCCGCCCTGGTCAAGGTGCCGGGAACCCTGATGGTCATCGCGTCCACCTCGGGGCGGGGGCAGGAAAACCTGGCCTGGAAACAGGTTGAATATGCTATCCGGGTGCAAAAGGGCCAGATCGAAGATCCAGCTACCTTGCCGGTGATCTTCATGGCGGAACCCGAGGACGATTGGCAGTCTGAGGAAATCTGGCACGGTGTGAACCCGGGGCTGATCCATGGCTATCCTGACCTTGACGCCTACCGCGACAAGGCGGCGCGGGCGGTGCATTCGCCCATGGACCGCGATAGTTTTCTGCAATTCAACCTGAACCGCTGGCTTGATCAGTCTACCGCGCCGTTCGTTGACATGCACGTTTATGATCGGTGTGACCAGCTGGTGGACCTTGAGGAACTGGAAGCCCAACAGGCCCCCTGCTATCTCGGAGTCGACCTGTCCAAGAACGAAGATTTGACGGTGATCGTCGCGGCTTTTCGGGTTGGCAATGACATATGTATCGCCGCCTGGTTCTTCTGCCCCGAGGAAAACCTGCGCACGCGGGGCGAGCTGCACGGGGTGGATTACCTCACCTGGGCAGAAGATGGTTTTGTAATCCCGACGCCCGGAAACACCGTTGATTTGCGCGCGGTCGAAGATCACGTGCGCGAGCTGTGCGCGCGGTTCAATGTGCAGGAGGCGGCGTTCGATCCGACCTTTGGCCGTTCGATGATGGCGAACCTGTCCGAAGATGGAATTCCAGCGGTTGAGTTTCGCCAAGGCTGGGTGTCGATGGCCCCCGCGGTGAAAGAGCTGGAACGCGCCATTCTTTCGGGCGCCATTCGCCATGGTGGCCACCCCGTCCTGCGATGGAATTTTGAAAACGTACAGGTTGAAACCGACAAGGCCGGAAACCGAATGTTCCACAAAGGAAAATCTGGAAACAAGATCGATGGCGCAGTCGCGACGGCGATGGCGGTGGCCCGGGCGGCGGCAGGTGAAAGCCATCTGACCACATCGGCAGACTGGTTCACCGATGAAATGTTTTTGGCATAGGGGCGGGCGATGAACGACGAACAACTTGTGGTGATGCTTGAGGCCCGGGTGGCCGAATTTGAGCGGCGCATGAGGCAAGCCGAGGGGCGCGGCACCCGTACCTACGGCAACCTGCGGCGTGGGTCACGTTCGGCCACAGCGGGCATGGAACGTGACATGGTGCGATCAACGACCCGGATCAACCAGGCGCTGGCCACCACAACGGCGCGCGTGGGCGGCATGTCCAAAGCGTTCCTCGGAGGACTGGCCGGTACTGCCATCACGGCGGGCATCGCAGCGCTTACAACGGGGCTGGCGGCGACGGTGAAAGGTATTGCCGCCGTAGGCGATGAAGCGCGCCGGGCGGGCGTGAATGTGACCGCATTTCAGGAATGGCGGTTCGTGGCCGAACAAAACCGGATCGGCATCGATTCAATGACCGATGGTCTTAAGGAGCTGAACCTACGGGCTGATGAATTCATCACCACCGGATCGGGATCGGCAAGCGAGGCGTTTCAACGCCTGGGCTTTAACGCCAGCGAACTGAAAACCAAGCTGGAAAACCCCTCGGAACTCTTGCTGGAAATCATCGGGCGGCTTGGCGATCTGGATACCGCCGCGCAAATCCGGGTGTCCGATGAAATTTTTGGTGGCGCGGGCGAACGCTTTGTCGAGCTGATTGATCAGGGCGAGGCCGGTTTGCGCGCCACCATCGACCGGGCGCACGAAGTCGGCGCCGTGATGGATGAAGAAATGATCGCCAAGGCGGCGGAGTTGGACCGGCGCTTTGGCGAGGTACAGACCCGCCTGGGGGCTATTGCCAAGACGATCTCTGTCGAGGTGGCCGACGCCATGGCCGGGCTTATCGGCGCGGCGGGTGCCGTGAAAAATGCCCTTTCCGAACCGTTCGACCAGACCAGCCTTGGGCGCATGGGCGCCGAACTGCCTGCGATGATCGATGGGGCATATAGCGCGGCGCAGTCGATTGAAGCGCTGAGTTTCATCGTCAGCGAATTGGACGGCAGCAACGACGCGGCGGCGGATTCGCTGGATGAACTTGTCGATCGGTTGCGTGACCTGGCACAGCGCGCCGCAACCGGAACGATCGAGGCGGGCGATCTGCAAACCGGCCTTGTCGATGTGGGCACGGCGGCGGAAAGCGTTTTGACCAGCCTGCAAAATGTCGATGGCATCGATTTGACAGGCGCGATGGGTGCCGTGGCGGGCCTGCTGGGCGTGTTGCGCGCGGCAGCGCAGGCAGCGGCCACCCTGAGTATCACCATCCCGGGCGGTGGCGCCGTGCCAAGGGTGCCGGGCGATCAACACCCGCCGACCATGGGGACCCCGCTTGCCCCCAAAGATTCGCCCCGCCCCCGGGGCGCGCCGCCGCTGGTGGATGATTACAACCGGCCATCGGCTGGCGATGGCGGCGGCGGTGGCGGTGGTGGTGGCGCGGCGAAGGTCGGGCAATATCAGGCGATTACGGCTGCGATCAAGGAACAGACCATCGCATTGCAGCTTGAGGCGGCGGAGCTGGTGGCGGTTGCGGCGGGTGGGCAGACCATGGGCGATGCCCTGATCTACGCCAAAAAACGTGCCGAGATGTTGAATGCCGCGATGAAAGAGGGGCGCGAGATCACCCCCGAGCTGCGCGCCGAAATCGACCAGCTGGCGATAGCCTATACCAGGGCCGGACAGGACGCCGAAACCGCCGCTGACAAGCTGCAATTGATCGAAGATCAGGCCAGGCGCGGCGCGGATCGTCTGACCGATCTGTTCAGCGGCATTGCAAGCGGATCACTCAATGCCAAAGATGCGGTTATTCAGCTGCTGTTGGAATTGGCCAAGATGCAAATCGCAAAAGGGCTTCTCAGTATTGGCCAGAGCGGCGGCATTCTGGGCACCATCGTCCAGGCGTTCGGTTTTTCCAGCGGTGGTTATACTGGCGATGGTGGCAAGCTGGAACCGGCGGGCGTGGTTCACAAGGGCGAATTCGTGGTGAACGCCGCACAGGTGCGCAAGCCGGGTGTCAGGGCCAGCCTTGAGGCGATCAACAGCGGTTCAATGCCCACCGGCCAGGCAACGGGGGGTGGCGGGGTGTCATCGGCTGCGGCGCCGCAAGAGGTGAATGTCACCGTTTCGGTGGATCAAAGCGGCAACCTGAAAGCCTTTGTGCAGCGCGAATCCATGGCAACCGCCAACGCGCTGGATGAAAACCGGGCCTCTGCTTACAAGCAAGCCTTGCCCGGCTGGTTGCGCGATCATGAGCTGAGGCGCGGTTGATGGCGCGCGGATCAAGCGCCAAGCGTCAGGCGAGGCTGTGCGCGGCTCTGCAGGCGGCGCTGGACGGCGGCACCCCGCGCCCACCCCTTGGCGACTATCCACTGTGGAACGCCTTTGCCGCCTTGTCACGGCGGCGTGGTGTGGGCATGGCGGGCGCAAACCCGATCACCTATGCCGAAATTGACGCTTGGTGCAGGCTGACCCGTACACCGCTTGAGCCGCACCATCTTGAAATAATTCTCGCCCTTGACGCGGTGTGGCTGGACCACGCGGCCAAAGGCAGGGCGGTGGCGCCCGAGGGCGTGAAAACCTTGCCGCCGGTGTCAGCGCAAGGTCTTTCGCCAGCGTTGTTCGACGTGCTGATGTAGCGACCGCATTTGAATTCGCAGGTCACGCGAGGTTTTTCATTGGCCAGAAGTGACCCCGTTAGTCGGGCGTGGGTAAACTCCGACAGGGCGCGGCCTCCAAGTCTCCGGGGCGTGGCGTTCAAGAGGGCCGGGGCCGGTCTGGTCCCGGCCTATTTCTGTTCAGGTTTCTTGGCTTCCTCAAGCGCCCTGCGGACCAGCTTGTGATAGGTTTCGATCAATTGAATAAGGTTCCCCTCATACCTTTCGGGGTTGAGCACATCGAACTTCAAATCAAACGAGCCAACGTCCAAAAGATTATTTAGTGAGCTTTCAAGTCGCATCACAATTTCAGAGTTCATTGAGCGCCCGTTCTGTTCAGCGGCGTCCTTAATCCGGTCACGCATCCCGTTTGGAAGGCGCAGCATGAACTTGTCGGCCTGGTCTGATGGGTGAATCGCGTTTCTGGCCATGGCTTACTACTAGTAGCGATTTGACACCCTTTCTATAGTAGCGACTTGACACCATCAGTTCTGTACTATCATATAGTGTCAAGTCGCTACTATGAGGTTGCCATGACAGACCGACGCGCCATCGCCATCCGCTTGCCAAGCGATCTGAAGGACTGGATCGAGTGTGAGGCATCGGCCAATGGATCCTCGCAAAACTCAGAAGTGATCCGCGCCATCCGTGAGCGCATGGAACGACAGACCACTCACGAAACTGCCTGACCCAACCCGAAAGGAACAAAGATGACCGATACCCTCAATTCCGGGGCCGATACCGGCTTGCCTGGCGCTGGAACCCTGCGATTAAATTTAAATATGCTGTTCGATCCGAAAACAGCCTTGCA